GCCTCCAATATATTGCACCATTCGTAAGTAAAGCATGAAATAAGATTGCACGCCCTGGAATACTTGCAATACCAATAACCACACAATCTTCAGTTTCGCCTTGATGTTCTCGTAAGTCATAAAGATATTCCCTTCTTATTTTACAGTATATAGGAGGAATGTTTGCATTTAAATAGGACATTATTATATTTCTATTAAACCATTTTCTCTGTCTAAGAATTTATAATCTATCTTTTCTACTACAAAATCGCTAGTGATTTTTTTACATATTTGTTCAGCATCAAATTCACCACAAGAATAAACATCAAATTGCATTAATGCAGGACTAATTTCATCCCATACGTGCATTACAATATGTGATGTTTCTATAATAGCTGCACCAGTAATACCTCTATTCCCTTTTACATCATGATAAACAACATAAGGACCCATTAATACTTTCATATTAATAGATTCAATAAATTCTTTAAACCAATTTGTTAAATAAGTTGTATCGGTTGGAGGATTAAGAGCTTCCGCTCGAATAATTAAATGTTTGTGTACTAATAACTTGCTGTCCATACCCTACCTTTTTTGTTATTAGCATTTCCAGCGTCTACGAGCTTGTCGTATACGTGAATTAGGATCTTTAGCTGCGTTTGGAAACATTTTCATTTGACCTGCTGATCTAGCACAAAAAGATTTTCTTCTTTTAGCTGCTTTGCTTCCGGGTTTAACTTTTCCAGTTACAGCTGTACTTAGTTTAGATCCAGGATTTTCTCGCCTGTATCTTTCAACTCCAGCTCTGGTCATCCCAGCTCCAGATTTAGTAGGTCTATAATATTCTTTGGTTTTAGGAGGTTGAACATCTCCCCCGCGCGCGTACCCGCTCACGGCTTTTCCAGTACCCTTTGTTTGAATACCGTATCCTGACATTCTATTTATCAATAAATAAAATTACTCTTAATGAATCTGCATTACCAGTAATTCCAATGCCATCAACTATTCCTACACCATTTCTTTTTGCAAATAAAACACCATCTTCAGGAAGATTTAATGTTTCGGTTTGACCAGCTCCAACACTTATAGGAATATAAACTTGTGTGTTTGTTGAAGAGCTAACAACTGTTGAACTTGCTAAACCATTAATTACAACTGTTCCAGAAGAACCAGTTGATTGAACAGCATAACCTCTTAATCTTGTAGGTCCAGTAAAAAGAACAGCATTACTTGAACTTGACACGACTGGTTTTACGTCTGACTTCATATTTATCTCCTTTTATTAAGGAGCCCTTTCGAGCTCCTTAAAATTTATTTTACTTTGTTTATACTAACAACAGTATTTTTTTTATTTTTTATTTCATTTTCTAGATCTTCGATTCTTTTGTTTAAATCAACAACTTTTTTATAAAGAGCTGAACTTTGACTCAAAGCTAAATCTCTTTGTTGTTCAATTTGATTTATTAAAAATTGAATTTCTGGATCTTTGTGTGTTATCATTTTATGATTGACTTCCTACTACCACCCAATTTGGTGATGCAAGGGTTCCTGTATTAATATACAAAATCCCTGTAGTTATATTTACATATAATGAACCTTTACCAGCAAAGTTAGCTCCTGTTGTACCATTAACTGGAACTCCTGCTGCATTCATAAATACAACATCGTTTTCCATTCTAATGTTTGCTTTCTTATAAGGTTGAACACTTGAAGGTCCGCCGCCCTCTAATACTGGATCTTGAATTTTTAAATCAATACCATAATCAAATCCTGAAGCAGCTGTAGTTTGTGCCATCGCAACTCCATAAGCAGCTCTTGCAGTTGTTGTTCCAGAATCACCTTGCATGAATGCCATAATTGCAGCATCACCTGAAAGTGTGTTTGTATTAATTATTCCAAGAACACCAGCCATCAAACCGTTATTAGAATAAGTTCCAATAACTGCAAAATTTCCAGCTAGACCAGCTACATGGTTAAATGTAGTTGTTGGTGTTGTTGCAAAAGGTGCACCAGATTGAGTTCTACCGAATACGCCATATGCTTCTCCTGGTACTGCAAAAGATGAACTTCCGAATCCAGTTGTTGGTTGTATTCTTGAATAAAAACCATAAGCACCTGTTCCATCAGTGATAGAAATTACTGTGCCTGTATTTATTCTTGTAGGACTTAAAGGTAGATCACCTTGACTTCCTCCTTGATATCCAGCTCTGACTGGACCGCTAAACGTTGTTTTTGCCATAAGTTTATTCTCCTAGTTATTCCAATACCGTCTCTAGGCCGTCGACTATACGCGTCGATATTAGAAGTTATGTATAGTAATTTAATTATAAAAGAAAAAGGGGCTAGTGTAAACACCAGCCCCTTTATAGAAAGACTTAATTTAGATTAAGCTCCTGGTGATCCAAAGATTCCTCTAGGATCAGAGAATCCAAATGAATATCTCTCTCTAGCTTTAAATCTTGTGTTACCAGTGTCGAAGTCACCTTCAATCGCTGTTCTTAATGGAGCTCTTACAAAGTGCTTAAGTCCATTAGGAGCATCTGTCATGATGAAAAACGCATCACTGTCAGTTAAGAAATTGTTGATTCTATAACCTTCTGGAATCATACCCATATTCTTAAGTGCATTGATATCGTTATCAGCAGTTCCGACTCTTAGAGGTGATTTTAAAATTCTCTCTGCAGTAAATTGTAATTCTTTTGGAATTATTAATTTTCTGCCTTGTAGAGCAACTTTTAATCCTCTTTCGTCAACAAACGCTTGAATGTCGATTAAAGATTGTTCAAGTGAAGTCTCAGATAAATCGGCTGGTGTTGCCAATTCATTACTGAAAGTTCCGCCACTTACTAGTGGGTGATCTGTTGCACATAATGCAACACCGTCACCACCTGCAAATGAACCTGCGCTAAACGCATTGTTCAATACAGAAGCAGCTTTTACTTGTTTTGTGTTAGCCATAGATCTTGCTAACGCTCTTGTGTAACGAGCCGCTAATCTATCATACAAGTTATCTTCGATTGCTTCTTCAGTTATCGCGAAAGCAAGAGCAATAGTTTCGTGTGTGTATCTAGCTGTAAAGCTTTCTACCGCATCATCGAATTCTACTGCAGCACCTTCGTTTTTAACTGGAGCTGAACCAAAACCTGATAACATTACTTCCTCTTCGAAAGCTCTGTCTGAAGTTTCAGTTGCAAAAATTTCAGTATGTTGATTTTCGTATCGTGCATATTCCAAGCCGAACAAAGCGTTCAAACCTGGCTCTAGTTCTTTAACTAGCTGTGCGCGTGAAATAGCCATAGTTTATAACTCCTTAGTTAGACTTGCCCACAGTACCTGATCGGTACTCATGCGCGTTAATTATTACTAGCACGCCAACATTTGATACAGTCTGGTCAGAATTATCTGGATCCTGAGATATATCAATTGCTTTAAGTACAAAAGTAGATGAGCTGTCTCCTGTTGAAACATCTAATGCTTCTTTTGATACTCCTGAGGCTGTGCTGCCCGCTGTTGCCACAATACTGTAGTTTGCAAATAAATCTGCATTGGCGAAAGATTCGTCAGCTGCGATTGAGTAAACTACATTTGGGTCATCTATTACATTGGCAATAATGTTATTAGCACTTATTGTACCAGGGTAAAAGTTTTTGAACGTAGGCTTCTGTGTTGTAGGGTCAGTGTAAAACACTCCGTTAAATACTCCAACAACAGGGTTTGTTCCAGCAGCGGCTCTAACGATTGTACCATTAGTGCTTGTTGCTACTAGATCACCTTGAAAAATTGCTGTGTTGTAATTTTTCAAGATTCTATATCTGTTTTGAGAGTTATTAAACGGCGTTCCACCAAGTAACCTTACAGGGTTTAAGCCCATTGGTTTTTGTGAGTTTGCCATAGTTTTTTATTCCTATTTTAAGTTTATTTAATAACCCGATGGTCTTTTTCTAAAAAATTATTTTTTAGATCCTCCACCGAATGTCACACGAGATTGTCTATCAATATTGATAGGCATCTCAGGTCGTTGTTCCTTCAAAACATCTCGGTCAACCGCGTCCATTTGTTGCTTCGTTTTACTTTTAAAGTAATTTTTGCGCGATTCCACGATTTCTTCCGGTATCCTAGCCAACAATAGGCCACCAACCCCAACTACGCCTGCGTGTTTTCCGTCAGAGATAACTGGATAATCATTTTCTCCGATTTGAGATTTTAATTCCTCAGCTCGTACTAATTCATATCCTTCTCTAAGTTTTTTAGATACGTTTGCAGTATCTTGAAAACCCATTGTCTCTGCTCTAATCCAACGATGATGAAATCCTGTTGGTGGCGGAGGCGCATCTAGACTTGATGGTGGAGTCCAAACTTTTTTTCTAAGATCTTTTGATCTTTGCTCAGACTCGCGCGAAACCCTTTTATTTTCTTCTTTTTTCATTTTAGCTCCTTTTAGTTTTTCACATATTTCGCGTATTCTTCAGGTGGCACCCCTAATTTTTTAGAAATAGCCAACTGTGATTTGGTGAGTCTCACAGTCCTGCGTCCAGTTTGATTTCTATTAGCAGTTGCAACGTTCTGAACGACTTTACGTGGCTCCTGTTTATTCTCATCTATTTCTAGTTGAGAGTTAGTAAATTTTTGAGGGAAATAATCTCTCAAACGTTTATCTAATTCATTATAATACTCATCACTATCTACTTCAATACCCTCACTTTTTATCTTTACATCGATTTTAAGTGCAGCATCTGTCATGATATCGTCATTTAAGAACCAATCATTTTTCTCAGCCCATTTCTTAGCTTTTTCGCTAGTTTTAGGCATATTTGCATAGATTTGTTCTTCATTAAATTGTTGTTTAGGAGCAGTTTTAGCTTTTTCAGCTTCTTGCTCTCTCATGTATTTCGTATTTGAAAGTCTTTCTTTTTCTATAGAAATTTGAACTAATCTTTGATTAGCTTTTGAAATTGCTACAGCGTCTTGAGATTCAATTGCTGATTGAAGTTCTCTAGTTGCTTGAACTTGATCAGATTCAACTCTAGCTTCAAATTCTTTTAGATAACTTTCTTCTATTTTTGGAAATCTTGTTTTAACTTCCTCAACTTGTTTTTGTAAACCTTTGGCATATTGTAATGCAGCTCTTTCTCGTCTTTGAGCTTCTCGCATTTTGCCTGTAAGTTCATTAATTCTAAATCTTACATCTTTTGAATATGATGAAAGATCATCTGTTTTTGATTGAGGCTTAGAATCTTTTGATTCTGTGGTATTTGTTTTTTCAGTTTCCTCTTGTACTTGTATTTCAACTTTATCATCCTTATGTTGATTAACAACTGTACCTTCGGGAATAACTTCTTCGTTAACTATTTTTACTTTTTCGTTTTCTTTTTTACTTTCTTGAACAACGACATCTTTATCTTCATAACCGTCCGTATCTAACTCAACAGTTTTTTGACTTGGTTTTAGTATTTCAGTTTCTGACATTTTAGCTCCTTTTTATCCTCAGTATGTATGCAATATATCCTCTGGATTATTGATTGTTGCGATGATTTCATCATCGTTTAAAATTCGGACTTCTCCGCCATCTATTTTAAAACGGCTGCCTGCATATCTACCAAAAATAATCCATTGATTTTCTTTGCACCACGCACCTAATGGAAATTTTTCTCTGTCTCTATAACAAAGAGGTCCCATTTTTAAAACTAAACCAACAACAGTGGTTTGTTGAATTGTGGATTGTGTTACGTCAGAATAAATTATTCCACCTTTAGTTTTTTGTGGACCAGAGTATGGAAGAACAAGTATTCTCCAACCTGTAGGTGTAGGTAATTTATCAATTATTTTTTCATCAAGAGATGATGAATCAAGATAGAGTTTTTCTATCTCTTCCTTGGTCTTATATGCATTTAGGAGACCGTTTTCTTTCGAATCAGTCTCGGGCGCCTGAGGCGTTGTCGTCGTCATTTAGCTCCTGTTTTTTTAACAAGTCCGTTAGGTCTTGTAGCAGATCATCGAGTGATCTGATTTGCCCTATTATATATTGATATGTGGTAAAATTGTCAACACCTATGATAATTTTATCACACAGTATAGATCTCTTCTCTTTTGTTCTTTTTTGAATAAATCTTATAGTATCGTAATCCATATTAAAGCTTAAAAAATCTGCCTTTTCTTCTGTATTTCTTCCAATTACATATTATATTCCAAGTATTATCTTTTCCGTCAACTATTTTAATTATGTGGCCAGTTTCAGTAGATTCTATCCAATGTTGCATATAATCGTTAATTATTATTTTTTTCTTTCTAGGCATATTTTATTTTCACCTTTATCTAATGTTTGAAAATCATAATATTTTAAACATTTAGATACTGTATCCATATCAAATTTTTGATAATCGTCAAAAACAAATCTTGAATTGATAATACTACGTTCAGCAAAAAATATAGCTTCATTCAAAACATCTTTTGTCATATGAGGACCGTCAAAATGAACGAAAATAAAAGGATTATATTCTGGATAACGTCGCATAAATTCTCTATCTGTCATATGATATAATTTAAATTCTTTATAATTAGATAAATCTTTTTCTAACTGTAATCGCATTTCATTCGTGTAATCAGCAGTGTAAGAAGGAGAATTATCATAATGTTGATAGTTTAAATTTCCATAAGGATCTACACCAATGTGAGTGTAATTTTTAAGACGGTTTGGTCTCATGCCGTCCATTATAATTTTGGAACCAAGTCCTTCACGAACTCCTATTTCACAAGTTAAAACGTTATCAGATTTTATTTTTATGCTTCTTATCCAATTATCTAATAAATTGTAGTCTTGGCTGTCTCCACGAATCATTAAGAATTAATATCCTAATTCGTCGTACAGTTCATCCCTTTTTTTCGTTTCAAGTGCGGATTTATTTCTTTGAATATGACCTAATACAGTACCTTTATGTTCGCCTTCTTTTATTGTATATCCAGAAGTTCCATTACCATTTATGTCTACTTCTTTACGACTTCTTAAAAGAATGTTATTTTTTTCTTGAATTTTTTTAGCAATAAAGTTATTTGCAATCAAATCTTTCAATCTTTCTATCATTATCCATTCTCCTGTTCTTTTGACTGAGGTCTATTGGCCATTGTCCGTGCAACTGATTCCGCACTGCGTCCTACGACATACCCCCCAAGCCCAATCTGCAAAAGGGTCCATACATCTCCAGGTAATTGTATTGTTATGGAAGCTTTAAAGAAAAATAAGATCACTGGTCCTAATACATAATTCCATATTAATATAAAAATTAATACGTACATTAACAGAGGCCTCCAGCTCGATGCGAACCAGCCCGCTTTGGCCTCTGCCTCAACTATTTTTGCTGCAGCTTGTAATTCTGCTGTATTAGATTGTAGTAATTGTGTTTGTAAATCAGCTTTTAATTTTGCTTGAAGATCTTTATCAGGTACAGATTTTTCAATTGTGCTAAATAGAATTTTAGCAAGAGGCGCAACTGCTCCTAGCATTTGTAACATTAGAATATGCCTTTAAAAACCTTTTTCTTTACTTGAAACTCCTTTTGACCTTTAGAAGTTCCACCGTCAATTCCCATTTTATCATTATAAGTCATTCCACCGTCTTTCATACCTTGAGACATTGGACCTTTTTTTGGAGGAGCTCCGTATCTTTTGCCTCCAGATAAACCACCCATTTTCATTCCTGTTGCTTTTTCTTTATCCTCTTCTTTTCCCACAAATCCACTTAATGGTGCAATCATAGCTGCTGGATTATTTAATGGAGTTGCTGCAGCTTTTTTTCCGCCACCTCCTAACATTGAGCCAGCTAAACCTGCTGCTCCGCCAATTAATGCTATTTCCAAACCTGTTAATGCTTTAACTGGTTTTTGTTTAATTGGTTTTTTAGGTTTCTGACCTTTTTTAGCTCCGTTCATCATGTGAATTTTTTATTGCTCATTGCCATTTGTTTGTGCATTCGGATTAATCCTCCGTCCGCTTTTTTCATCATTCCACCTTTTTTCTTGATGACACCTCTACCTTTTAAAATATCTTTCATAGTAACTTTACCGTCACCTGTTAAATCTGGAAAACTTTTTTTCTTCATTTCCCCACCTTCTTTTTTTCCAACTCTTTTCATTGCGCTTTTTGGTGTTTTTTTTGCTTCATCCATCATTTTTTCTTTTGCACTTTTGAGTTTAATAGAATCCTCAGGCAACGGTTGTATTGGTTTAAATCTATCAGGCATTTTTTACTCCTTTTTCTGCGTAGGTTTTTTTAAATCTTGTTTTAATTTAGCTTCTGCTAAATTTATTCTCTTTTTCCCTAGTTCTTCATTTAAATTAAGTTTGTCCTCTTGTAAAGTCTGCTGGGCACTGAACTTATTACGTTCAAAATTCATTTTTTTAGCTTCTTCAACCGCTTTTCTTTGAATATCCATAGCTTTTAAGTCTAATTCACGTTGTTTTAGACCAATTAATGGGTCTTGTCCCTTCTGTGCATCAAATTGAGTCTCCATTTGAGCCAATTCTTGTGTCATTTTTGCTTGTCTCTTAGCTACTTCACTGTCAAATTCAATTGCAAAGGCATCTTCATCGCTTTGTTGAAGCTGTAGCATAGCTGGATTACGTTGAAAGTCAGCTAAAACTTGTTGTTTAATTTTTAAACTTACATGTTCCATTAAATGACCTTGTAATAATGCATAAACTTGAGGATTTATCTGCACCATTCTACTCATCATGAATGCCATATGTGTTGCAATGTGCGCATCATGATCTTGTTGAGGAAATGCTTTAGGTAAAACCATCTGTAGTGCACCTGTATTTTCAATTGCTGGGTCTAATGGTCGTGGTGGCTCTGGTGGTGGTTTTAAAATTCCATTAATATTTTTAACTCCAAGTGCCTCGTACATGCGCCTGTAAGCTTCATGAATATTATGCATCTGTGGATTAGTTTGAGCTAATTGTAATTCAGCTTGTGCAACTTGAATTCTTTGTGTCATAGAGAATATATCAGGATCTGCTACTGGTATAACATCGACTCTTTGATCAAAGTCTTGTGCTTTAATAGTACGTTCTCCACCATATACATCGTAAGGGTATTCTGGTGGTAAGTAATCTGCAAACACTTGCGCAAGAATTTTAAATTCTTGTTTCATTGCATAGTAGCATCGTTTATGGATCGCGGACATAACTTTTGATCCACGTTCTAATAATGCCATAGTTGTACCAACAGGTGCTTGTTGGCTCATGTCTCCAACTTGCATATCAGCAATAGAAGCAAATCTTTTTCCAGACTCAACACAATAATTTAATAAATTAAATAACGTTGCACTTGGTTCTTTGAATGGAAGTAATTGAAACTGATCTCTAATGTTTCCACCAGGAGCATCTACATCTCTAAATTCACCTGGCTGTAACGGTTCAGAATCATCCCTGATTCTCATACCCCTAGATTTAAATCCAGCAGGTAAATTTGATAATGTACCAGCATCGAGTAACTGTCTTAGAGCTGAAGTTGCAGTTCTGGATAAACCACCAATCATATGTATTAAACCAAAACCATAAAAACCTAGACCAGGTAAAAATTTAAAATGAACAAAATAATTTTTTCTTTTTTTAATTGGATCATCTGGATTATAATTTCTATAAATAGACAATACTTGTTGTGAATCTTCGTCGATTGTTACAATGTAAGGAACTTTAATATTTCCTTCTTCTTCATAACCTGGTAAATCTAAATAAGTATGCACTTCAATTATATTATACATATCTTCAGCAGTCTCAGGAGTTGGTGATATGCCCTCTAGTTCATTAACTTTATCTTTTGCATCGTTTTGAGAATAGTAAGGTTTTGGCAAATCAATGTCTAAATACATGCCTGACATTTGCATTTTTTTTAGTTCATTTAAATTCATCTTTACGACTTGTGTGATACGTTGAGCATCTTGAAGATCAGTTGCATTGTAAGGCACTACCAAATCTTCTGCTGGTACAAATTTTGAAACTGCTCTTTGCATTAATTCATCGTAATATATTTTTTTAAATGCTGAACCTGCTAATGGTAAATAAAATAACATTTGATCAAAGTCTGGAGTATATTCTTCCATTTTATCCATAAGCATATAGTTCATAAAATCTTTTACTCTTTGAGCTTGTTGTATTTTTTCTTCTGTCTCTGCTCCAATAACTTCTGTTCTTACAGGACCAGAACTTGGTAATAACTCTTTAATTGCTTGTGCTTGAAATTGAGTAACTGATTCTGCAAGGAGCGGATGCGTAACCCCTGATGCTCCAATAAATGGTCTTGTTAAAGATTGATACTTAAATCCTAAAAGATCTAAACCTTTTACATAACCTTGAACCCAATCTTCTCTTGAAGTCCTATCATAATTAACTTCTGTAACTAATTGAGCCCCTATTTTTTTTAATTCTTGTTCGTCTATTTTCTCTGCAAGGTTTGTATAAAAATTTTCTTGCTCTCCTTCTTCGGGTAAGGGCTCACCAGCAATAAGATTATCTTCTTCGTCAATAACCGTGGTTACTGCTTCAGGAGTCGTGCCAACGGTTTCTTCAATTTGAATATCTTCTTCTGCCATTTTAAAACATTTTTGTTAATTTTGATCTTGCTAATTTTTGACCTCTAGAAACTATACCACCTGATTTTAAACTTACACCATATTTTTTCTTCTGGCCTTCTAAACCTTGGCCTGTTTCTTGAACTTGGCTTAATTGATCTTTAATAGTTGCCTCAGCACTAGTTCCTTTTTTAATATAATCCGTAATAAATTTATCAAACATTAAATTAATGGTGCGAAGAACTCTCTTTTGACTTCAACCAATCCTCCTAGTTTATATCCTTTGCTTGGCCTTTTTTCCATGCCTTGAGTATCTATTACTATACTTTCGACATAATTGATAGGATCATTCTCGTCTACCACATCATAGTTTTTACCACCGTATCTTTTAGAATAATTATCTCTGTATATCTTGCTTTTAAAAGCTCTCTCAGGTCTCATCTTTTCTCCTTCACGTCTTGTGCTTAATACTTTATAAGGTTTTTTAGGGTCGGTTAAAAACACTTTTTTTACAACTAAATTACCTCCCATTTCTTTAACTAAATCTTGAGCAGCTTTTGGTAATACAGCTGTGCCTGATAATTTACCAGGATAAAATTCATCTCTTTGTTTATCAGCTCCTTTTTTAATGGCAGTATTTTCTCTGTATCTACCCATGGCTTCAGGTCCACCTTTAAAAACAATTTTATCATTTGCAACTTTGGGATTTTTTGAAAAGTAAGGCATCAAATCTCCAGACCCTAAACCATAAAACTGTTCTATTTTAAATTTATTATTTTGACTTAATTGAAAAAATTCTGCTGGAGCGAGTGCTACGTAACGTTTGCCTTCTCTTTGTGCAGAATTAACTAAACTTTTTAAACTTAATTTAACCCACGTTTCTTCTCTGCCCATAGGAAAAAAATCATAAGATTTTTTATTCTCTCTGAATACATCATCACCTTTATAATAATTGTTTACTTTTTGTTGTAATGAAGGTTCAGGAGCTTTAAAGTCTCTTGTTATTAATTGTTGTCTAAGATCAGTAAGCTCTTTCATCTCAACATCGTTTAATGGTCTAGTTGAAGCAGTGTCAGTATACTTTTTCATTTTATCAATTATTTCTTGTTTCTCTCTTTTTGAAATTTGTGTAGATATTTTATTAGCAAAAGGATTATTCCTTACCATCATATCAGAAGTTAAACCAACGGGTTGATTTTTTTCTATTAATTCTTTCGCTTCGTCATTTATTCTTTTAAACCCTTTACTTATATTTTGATGTGGATCAGATTGTAATTCAAATAAGAAAAAAGTATCTCCGTATGAGTCCACACCTCGAACATCATATCGTGTAAAGGCTACAGGATTAGGATCAGGGAAATGTGTACTGTACGTTCTTTTTGAACTTGAGTTCTCAGGTATCGGATTATCATAAAAAATTACTTTTTCTCTGTAATCAGTTCCTCCTAATGGTTTACTAGAATGTCTTGGACTGGAAACAAGTTTTTCAATCTTAAGTGCATTAGCATTTACTGTCTTTATTTTTTCATAATATTCTTTTAACGATCTTACAGTCAAAGCTTGATTTTGTGGTAAGTCAGCTAAGAGTTGATCTAAGGAGTTTGTTAGCTTTGAAAAAGCTTCAGTTTTAACTCCTCTTAAGTTTCCAGACATTGTATCAAGTACAAACTCAGCATCCTCTAATTCTGTTCGAATTTTTTGAAAAATTTCTCTATTAGCTGGAGTAGTGTTAAAAGATCTTTCTAATATTATTTTTTCTACATCTTCTATTAAAGGTTGTTGGCTTTGTCTTATATCGAGTAGTTCATCTAATTTAACAGCAGACTCGTAATCTTTTACTTTCATGTTGAAAGCAGGATTTGTTTCAAGAGAGGCTAATACTTCTTGTTTTGTAATAATTGCTTTCGGACTTGTTCTAGATATTGTAAACAATTCTCCACTTATAGGTTCGCCTTTAGCATTGAAACTTAACAATCCTGAATCTGCTAACTCTTCAGGTTTAACTCCTTTTTGTCTTGCATTTCTCAAGAATCCAATCCACTGATCTGCAGTTGCACGTTCTACTCCTGATCCAGCAATTACATCATATGATTCAGATCCTATAAACTCTCTAACATGTTTTTGTTTTTCACCTATATTTTTCAATGAGCCTTGACCAAAGGTAAATGGTTCGTTGGCCGTGGTCATTGCTCTACCCTTACTTGGTTTGGTAACAGCTAGTTCATACTTTTGAATTAATTTTTCTTTTTCTTTTTCTACTTGTAAATAATCTTTTTGCGCTTTTTTCTCTACATTTAATCTTATTGGTTCTAATCCTTCTCTGAGTTGTATCTCATTAAGTGATGCTCTTTCTGCATTACTTAAATTTTCAAACTCCCTTATGTTATCAGCATATGTTGTTCGTCTATATTCTGGTAAGTTATCTACGAATGCTCTAAATACTGCATTTCTTTCCAACAAACCTTCATGCACTGTAGCGCTAACTTGAGTAGAAGCTGGACTTGTCGTGACAGTACTATCGGTTGGTGTGGATGATTTTACGACTTCATCAGTCTTGGATCCTGGACCGAAAGTTTCATACAGTTTTTGTAGACCACGGTTCGCGATCCGTGTTCCGTAGCCAACGATTGGAATAGCTCCTAGTATACCTAGCCCCACTCCTAAACCTTGAGCAACCATTTTTAATTTATCAGGATTCTCAGATAAAATATTAGATACAAGATTTCTTGATTCATCTTGTGCGTATTGTAAAGATCTAAACTCACCAGTCACGGGCGCGAGATCGTAGCCTAATGACGATATGCCAGATAAAAGTTGTTGTTTGTTCTTTGCTAATTCTTCAGCGCTTAAGTTATTAGAAAACTCATTGACGGTTGTGTCAGGATCTTTAAAATCTTGAACAGCCATTTTAGTAATACTTGGTTTTTTTAATTCTATCCTTTAATACTTTTCCATTACCTTTAACCATTCCACCTTCGGAAAATCTTTTTGTAAATGTACCCATGACACTGTCATATAATTCATTTACTTCTTTATCTTTCATGTTCTTCATCATGTCATTGTATCCTTTTTTTTCTAAGGATTTTCTTTCAAAAGATTTAGGATTTGTCATTCCACCATCTTTAAGATTAGCACTCTGCATCATTGAAGTGTCTGGATCTACAATAGGAGTTTCGAATGAAGTCTTACCACTAGCCGTTCCATAATACGTACTAGGTGTAACTGGAGGTTTACTTGGTTGATCATAGAATCCTGGTTTAAATTCATTACGATCTAAATAAGAATCTTTAACTTTTTTTTTAGGTTTTGTTTTTTTATCCACTTTACCACCATCTTGAAACTTTACCGTTCCTCTAATATTAAACCCTTCTTTTGAAGCACCTGCACTAATATCTCCTTGATTACCGAAGTTTTTACCAATACCAACTTGACTGATACCTTTTTGACCAATACTGCCATACAGATAGCTTGTATCATTACTATCACTACGTCTTGCTCCTACAATTGCTTCTGGTTTTTCTTTTGGATTAATACCTACACCTAAATCAAAATCGATTCCTCCAGCCGAACCTATTGGTGCTAAAGGTATTGTCTTAGGTATTTTTTTTAATTCTTCTTTAATTTTTTTTCCGCTCATTTTTTCTTTGATCTCTTTCCGACTTTAACACAATTAGGCACAAGTCTATTTCCTTTTTTCTTCATGCCTTTTTGTTCAAAACCTTTCCAACAAGTTCCTCTACCCATAATACTGATACTCCATTGGTAATCTTGGTTGTGGCTCTTCTGTATAATCATGTTGAGCACTTATAAAATTACCTTCTCGATATCTTAACACAGCTTGGGTAGTGCTGTCGACTAGGTCGTCATGATCCCCATTTGGAAAAGAAGCACATTCTTCAATAACTTCTAAAGCGAACTGTTTGCCTTCAGGATAATAAACCATGCCCGATGCAAATATCGGTGAACAAGCATTTACTCTAGAATGTTTATCTCTACCTCTTCCTGGTACAAAATCTATAACAGGAATACCCATTCTACGTAATTCTTGTATCAACGGCATACCCGATGCTTTTGCTTCGATGACAACTGTTTCTGGTTTCCAATAGTTATATTGTTCTAATGCCATTGATTTTAATTCTGGAAATTCATATCGTCCTCTAAGAGCATCTAATAAAATTATACATGGTGGAGAATCGTCATGTGGTTTAAATATTCCCCAAGTTGTAATTGCTGAATAATCCGAAGTTTCTTTTTTTGTAAATGCAGTATCATAACTTTGAATAACATATTGCAAAGCAGGTATAGGTCCTTTCCAAGGAATCCACCATTCACGTTTAATTAACGCACCTTCTTCTGCTGTTGGATTTTGCATGTACTGTGCGTTCCATCTTTGAGGAGGTATAGATGCTTTAACAGATTCTAATTCTTCAATACGCCAATACTCTGGCCATACAGGTTGTCCGCTGTCCAAGATCGCTGGAAATTGTATTACCTCCCAGTTGTCTGCTTTTTCATTTACTTGTGCTTTTAAAAGTTGTCCTGTTAAATCATTCGTTGCCCATCGTGTCATAACAACCACGATTGCTCCACCTGGTTGTAAACGCTGTCTAGGACCAGAGACATACCAGTCATAAGTTTTCTCCATAGCATTCTCTGACATTACGTTTTGTTCAGTATGAGGATCGTCAATGATTAAAAAATCTGCGCCTCGTCCTGTTATTGCACCACCGACACCAGCTGCAAAATATTCTCCACCATGATTGGTTTCCCAACGACCCGCAGCTTTTGAATCTTCTGATAAATCTAAATTATTAAAAACTTTTTTATACTCCTCCCCCTGTATCAAGTTTCTTACTTTTCTACCAAAACGAAAAGATAATTCAGCGTTGTGAGAAACTTGCATAATCTTAGACTTGGGCAGGAGTCCCATGATCCAAGCTGGAAACAAATAAGATGCAAACTCTGATTTAGTATGTCGAGGCGGCATGTTAACTATTAATCTTTTAATTTTTCCTTGAGCGACTTGAGTTAACTTATCCGCAATAATTTGATGGTGCCCCCATGTAGAAGGTTCCTTACCTTCTCTGCATATAAAATCAGGCCATACCTGTTTAACAAAGTAAATAAAATTTTCCCTAGCTAATAGTATCTTTTGTGCCTTGAGAAGTTTTGCAGTTTTTTCTAATTTTTCACGTGGAACTAGCTCCAAATCCATAAGTAAAATGCACTATATATTTGTGTCAACGTTTGCACAAGTCAACGATTGTAAGATACATCTGCGATTTTAAGGGGGTGTAGGGGGTTGAAAGTGGGTTTTAATAGGTGGCTAGGGAAAGAGATACTAGTACAACTAGGGCGTGTGACACGCCCTAGTTGTAGGATAGTTAGTGTTGTGTACTTTGTGTATTAGCCATGTCCCTTTGTACATTAAACTTATCAGCCAAGTCTTGTGATAACTCTTGACCGAAGTTAGCTATCTTATGGTCATTCTGATTCGCGATAATGAATTCAAATATCTTTGAATCAAGATAACTAGCCAACAATTGCCAATCGATAAACTGTACTTTGTTTTTAAACAAATCGATTTGTTTTTTTAACTCAACGATTATCTCATCACTTGTCTTATCTTGAGAGACAATCTGATTAAGTTTTTCTAATTCGAATTTTTTCATATTAACTCCTTAACGTCATGAGTATATGTTGTTCGAATAGACTTTGTCGAGAACTTTTTAAACAAGTCCATGTACTCTTTTTTAAAGTCCTCTTGAGAAAAGATATTTATTTCTTTAACGTCTTTAGAAATAGAATAAATAAACTTTTCTTTTTGTATTGTTAGATTATTTGTTTTTAACAAATCAAAAACTTGAACTAATTCTGGCTTTATAATTCTATTCCAGTCAGAAGTTAATTCCGCTTTTTTCTCTAACAAGTCACACGCACGAACTATCAACTGTTTATTTTTAGCTGATAATTCTATTTTTACTTTTGCTTTTGTCATTGTTTTCCTTTCAGTTAGTTATTAATGACAATTGCTATCTTATGTTCATGAGATAATTAAAACAAGAAATATTTTTAGTTATCCACAATTATTTTTTTGATGTTGCTTCCCTGCAACATTCATATCAAGCCAATGAAACCCAATCACCGAACACGAAACACCTACCAGCGACCAGCTCCTTCGGTCCCCCGCTGCCAGCTGCATCCATCCGGTCACCTTCTTTTTATTTAACATTACGGGACGGGAACGGGATCTTCGGGAGCGGGACGGGATTACAGAAGTAGAATTAAAAATAAAAGTAACAGCAATTGGCCTGCTGTGGTAAACAACAGGCCGATCACTGCAAGGATTGATATCCACATCATTCTTTAGCTTTAGGCTTTACATCCTGAGTCAACTTTTTTTTAACCGACTCATGAACTTCCTTCTTCAGTTTGTCTTCTTTTTTTTTATCTCCATCAAGAGTCATCACGATCAAGTGATCATCCATCCATTTTTTTAAAGCATCCATTATACCACCACCTCCATCCAAGTGTTGTCTCTCAGAACTTTTTTAACCTGATTAATGTAAACAGAACCAGTCTCATCGAACAGGCCAACCTCAGATCCTTTACAGTCGATGAGCAAAGTACTCTTCAGACCACGCCCCTGCTTAGGCGATTCCAAAACAACGCCCGATGTTTCTAGACCCAGGTGATTCGTTTTGATCTTATCACCTTTTTTTAACTCTATTGCTTTTATCATAATGCTCCTTTTGTTGGTTATCTTATGTACATAAGACAGCTCTGCTATGAAGTCAAGTCAAAAAATAAAAAAATCGCAGGGAGAACCAGGATGCGCTGGATAGTGTTATGATTAACATCTGAAAACAAACCACGCATCACGGAACGGGGACGGGAGAGATATGGCTGCTGGCAGCCGAAGGGTGATGGTAATATTATTATTTAATTAAAAAATTAACTACGCACGGGAACGGGAGCGGGAACGGGCGACCGAAGTCGCCCGTGAACTTTTACTTTAGCAAATTTTAAATCCGCCAGATTGTTCAGCGAACTCTGCAAAGTATTGGACATTGTCCACAGAGAACGGATACATTCCCGAACGGTCGGTTTTGTTATAGATAGCGTCCCACTTGTCTTTATCCTCTTTCGGATAATCACGAGGTACAATATCGCCGTGTTTCTTTTTCATCTCTTCACTGAACGCGGACAATTCTTTGTCCACCTCTTCATTGTGTTTTTCAGCTTTCTTGTAGTTTTCCATATACATTTCTGCATATTTTTTAGTATGT